TACATTGGCGGCAAAAATGGACCACTTTGCCGACGACTCGATAGCCGATGACTACTACTTAGTACAGAAGTCCATTAAAGAACTAGAAAGAATAGAAAAAAGATTTAGTCGTATTTTTGTGAACTTAGGGTGTGAAGGTGTGTCGGCTAACGCTTGTCTTTATAGATATTCTACTAGTATGGTGATAACGTGTAAAGCACTATTCAAAAAAGTAGATGGAGATTTTGATACTTGGACAGGACCTCGGAACATGGTAACAATTTCCGAGGCCAAGGAACTGAGGAGACAAAACTACCAAGATGTCTATAGACTACTATTATTACAACTTAGAGGAAACGACACAAACAAAGCTCAAGTAAATACCGTGTCCTCAAATGAATCAAATTTTCTTGGTTTTGTTAAGAATATTTATGACAATATCGACGAAATCACCACCGGATTTTTAGGTAGTCCACCGTCACCTAGTCTAATAAACCAAGGTGATGATAACTACGAAGTCTTCGGAAAGTCAAAGGTAGACTTTCTCGTTTCCCAAGAACTTAAAGGAAGTACTCAAAGGTTTGGAATTGGGGAGATAGATGCTCAGGAATATTTTAAGCAATTAAGAAATTACATAGCAAGGGGGAAACAAAAAGAGGTAGACCTTAAAAGAAAAATGAACGAACAAGAGAACGCATTAAAATTAGATACTCTTGTTATGCCACCCACCCTTGAAAATGTTTTTAAGTTATTGTGTAATGGGATAACGGCATTCCAAAAAGTTTTAGTTGAAGTTGGGGTTTTGGCGTATGATCAACACAATAATGACGAAAAGATTAAATCTCTTTTGCTTAACAGTGGAGGTTCAGATATAAAAAGTCTGGAGAGTAATGAGTCTAAAATGTATGCCTTTCCATTATATTATGAAACTAGAACCGATTCTATACCTTTAGGGACGACAGGTAAACCACAACCAGTGAGTAGAGTGGAAAAACAATTTCCTGGTTGGAAGGTAGACTCCTCGACTTATGGTAGGCCAGACTTCATAACACCAAAAAAATGGCCAGAAATTACCTTAGTTGAAAATCTTATATCGTTTATAATAAAAAAACAAAAGGAATTAAAACAATCTTTTGATCCAGAGGATAATGAATTCACAAATGGATATATACCAGCATTGGTTGAAGAAACACCACTACTCCCTATCAGTCCTTATCTAAGACTCACAAATATTGAGACACAAATAATACCCCTTCTTATGATTAGGTCCATGATGAGGTTAGGACATACAAACAATTTTCCAGTGTACAGTCAAACCACTGACTATCCTGGTTTTGGAGATGAAGACGATGACACCATATCTGTAATAAAAACGGCGTTAAGTAACGACAGTTCTGAGTCGGTACCATCCAAAGATAATGGGGGATTCGACGCTCTCGGGGCCCTTGGGGAGTTAGAAGCGGAGACATTGTTTGCCGGAATGTTAGACACTGGTAAAAAAAGACTTAAAGAATTACTTAAAATTCTAACCAATAGTTACTCAACAAACACACAAAGAGGAAAGGGGGGTAGCGCGGTAGACCAATCTTTGAAATTATTAAAAGACGCTGGGTATTATATAGAGACAAAATCAGGTACAGACGGTGATGAGTTTATCGGTTACCGAGGAGCTAAAGAACCATTAGCAAATGTGTATACGTATAATAGTGTTGTTGGGGAAATAGGGCAAGAAGTTAATACTATAAATGAATTTTGGTTACCTAACATAGACACAAAACTTAGTACTAACATATTCTACGATACTTGTAGTGGTGCTGATTATGCAATGGAGTGTAAAGGATTTTATATCTCTTCAGTGGCGTTCTACGAGGAAAACAATGAACTATCTGAAGCACAAAAAGTAGAGACAGACAGTGCGGGTGAAAAATTAATTAAATGGTATGAAATGTGTTATGGTGAATCTGGTGGGGAAGATTCTGAATATAGTAGAGTTGGTAAATTAATTATAGGACCACAAGGTACGTTAGATTATGATTATAAACGTTGGCTTGGGTGGGATTTCTTTTCTTTGTGGTCTAGAGCGAAATATCAGAAAAAAGTTGAGGTTGACCTAGAAACAAATAACTTCAGTAGTGAGAATCATACAAAACCGGATCAGTTTGCACCACACGCACTCAAATACTCAATGCCAACTAAACTTAGAAGTAAGGGGGAGGGATCGTCAAGGGAATGGGGGTGGAACTCCGATAGACAAACTCTAATACTGGAAGATTTTTTATGGATTAAAAATGATTGGGAAAACACAACAATAAATAATTATACGGTACAAGATGACAATGGAGAGTACCAATACATTCCTTATAGTAGGGCCGCCGATAGTAATGGATATACAGAAGCGTTAAACAGTGCAGGGAGTGGGGTGGTAAATCCACAAGCGGCTAGTAATTTAGCGTTAGGTTATTTATATATTAATAACGTAGGTAAATATTATGCAGCTTCCAGTACCCCTAGATCAACACCCTTTACTCAAAAGTTTGACATTACAAGATTTTTTGACCAATTCGCTGGATACTCAACGGTTCCAGAATACATTGTTTTACAAATAGGTTCGTGGTTGTATCGATACCAAGAAGAAAACGACATAATTAGGTGGCCTAATTATTTTACTACTACTGGGGTTAAAAAGAATGGACAGTGGACTTTTAGGATACCAAAGAAGGGAGAAAGACCACAACCAAAAGGAGATATGATATCGGCCAAACAACCAACTGGATATGGAGATATGACATATGTATGGTCAACGACTTACAGAAGAATTAACAAACGGGGTTTTAATGCTAATATAGAAAATGACTTAAACTGGATGGGTGCCTCGGATTTTAATAATACTTGTTGGTTTATTGCGGGACAGAGGACTGATTGGAAAAGTCTAAATGGTGGTCAGCTTTTTAAGGAAGCCGAAGATTTTGGTTATGATGATATAGGTAGTGTTTTTAAGATGTTAGCCCCAGAAATAAAAAGTCAATTCGTAGATGCGTTTATTATGTGGGCAACAGGGAGACCTTTAGAAACACAAACATATAATTTAGGACCTTCATTCCCAGACATTAAAAGAGCTCTAACGGCAACAGTTAAAGTTGAGGAAAACCTATGGGAAGATAGGGGATTTTGTTTTGATATGTCGGATTATTCACTAAGCCAGTGCGCTGGTTGTATGAGTAATAGTACCCCCCCAACCCCCAACCTAAACCCAAAATCCAGACTATGGACATCTTTTTGTGACCGTCAATTAGTTGGTACTTATGATTCAGATTTTGCATATCCAGGGGTTGGATTTACAGGACACGCTGTTTTGAACGACACACCAGTGTGGACACCTCCAGCACAAGTTGGGGTCGTCACAAGTGACTTCTTTTCGGATAATATGAAACAATTTGATTTTAATAATGGACTGAGTACAGGTACTATTGAGGGTACTTATAATTTGTCTCAAGCTTTCGGCGGATCTGACATCGCGTATCACGTAAAAAAACCTTATGGTCAAGTGTCTTTCGCTACAAGGGAAACCGATATGTCAGCAACAACCGACAACTATTTACATAACTTTGTTAACGACGAGATAAAACATTCATACGGGACCTTCACACTACCTCTATTATATAACGGATTTGTTAACAATGTTAAAAACCATGGACAGGATAATTTCAATGGTAAAAAACCTAGACCCGGTGCCCAAACTGACGCGGTGTCATATACGGGGTTACATGATAGGACAACGAACATAAACAATGAAGGTGGAGCTATGCAAGAAACCCTATATCACCCAACAGCGGGAGGTGGGGTTAATTATTTCTTTATAAGAAAGGCTAGTCACACCAATAGAATTGCTCAGTTCAATATGGGAACAAACCAGGAACGGGTTGTTGGTTCTTGGGATTGGCCAGGTGTTGGTGATAATAATAATGGTTTAATGCGTCCACCTGCTTCAGAAGAAATACAAATAGAACAGAACGGTAAATGGTATTACAATGACAGTTATAATGGTTTTCCTGAAGTGGGTCAAGAAGTTTATATGAACTTACACTATCGTCACCCAATTAGAAGTCAATGGTTCACAGGAAAGATGGAAGAAGATGATATTGGTGACTATAGTAGTATTAATTATGACGAGACACACCCTTTCCTAAAAGAAGAGTGGTCTTTTCTAACTTCTGAGACTCCAGCATTTAACGGTAAACCAACTTTTTATATGTCTAGAACTCACTACAATCCAAACTATATTGAATCTCCAAATAATAACAACGAATCATATGCAATAGATAATAATATTATTGGTGGTAGTGTGCCAACACAAAGAAACGAACTATATGAAATGTTAGAGACTTTCATGAAAAATAGGGTTGTGGTTAAAAATGTGACGTGGAGACAATGGCTTGGGGTAGGGACTAACGATTCTACTAAACAAGTTTATAATAATTTTTCTACAATATTCACTAGTAAAGAGTTTCTAACTAGGTACTTTGATGGTTTTATTAATAAATTGGCGGATTATATAGATAAAGGTGATGAAAAAGAAGACAGGAAAAATATTGCAAAAGAGGAGGGGATACTGGATGACAATGACATCAAGTTAGACACCTACCTCACCTTAAAAAATATACATGATAAGTGGTTAACGGGTTCTGCCGCTGAAGGACTAAGAAAGGTTAAACTAAACGCAACCTATGATTTTAACCAAAATAAAGAGTCGTGGTTATTTTCACAATTTAGTTTTGTTGATAGGGCATATACAGATATAAGTCATAAAGTAATTGACCCAACCCCCTTACTAAACCTTAAAGAAAATCCTAAAATAAGTCTTTACACTTTAATGTATGATTTAATCGCTCATAATCAGTTTGAGTTTTTTCCACTTCCTACTACAGTGGATTTTGCTAGTAAGAATTTTGAAAAGTCGTTTATCCCACATTTAACCGTGGATAAAGAAAGTATTGACCAAAACCCTAGATTCTATGTGATGTATATGGGTGGGTTTTCAGATAGTTTAGATATGGAGAGTAGTACTTATGAGTTTGCTAACGATGGGTTTGATATTACACCAGAACCGTGTATCGATTGCCCAGCTGATTTTTATAAAGGAGACATAACCACAATATCAAATCAAGAGAGTTTACCAAACGCAGTATTACTAATAGAAGGACAAGCAGAAGATGATGGGGGGTTTAGGATAGGAGGACCTGGTGGTGCAATCTCGGTACCTTCGTATGGAAACTGGAAATGTGTTGGAAATTCAGGGTTTGGGGATTGTAAAATACAAAAACCAGAATTAAAAGCGTTCGCTATAAATTACGCTCAAGACAATCAAAACTTCTTCAAATCTATTGCGCTAGATCAAGCGGAATTTCAAGAGACACAAGAATCATTATTAATCATAGATGCTTTATCTCACGAAGAGGGGACAACTAAAGATCCGATGTTGAAAGGACAAAATTTATTAAATGTGTATCAAAAAAGAAGTTATACTTGTAAAGTGGAAGCCTTTGGGATGATGTCTATATTACCACTACAATATTTCCAATTAAATAATGTACCAATGTTTCATGGTGCTTATCTTATAACTAATGTGGAACATAAAGTAACACAAGGAGATGTGTCGACATCGTTCGAAGGGGTTAGAGTCTCCCAATCAGTAATACCATACGTGAGTGGGTTTTTAACTGCGATACAAGATTCGAGTGAATCAAGTCCCATAATATATAACGAAAAGTTAGACACAAGAGACTTAAACGTTTTATCAGGGGATGTTGAAAGAGTGGGGTTATGGAGGTCAGGAACTTTCAAGGAATCAACTTTGGGAGGGATACAAAAATTAGGGGTAAATAGTGTTGCCTTAGCGATTGAGACTGATTGGGCAGAAGTTAGTGGAGGTAGTACAAGATGGAAAGGTGATTCATGGGATTGGCAACCTTATAAACAATTTGATAATGGTAAACAAGCTGATTGGACGAAAAATGCTAGGTATACTTTAGACGGATTAAAAAACGTGGTTAAATTATTAAGTGAAGCCGATATTTACATAACACTAATGTTATATTTTAACCCAAACTATAACTATATCGAACCTATGTGTGGTGGTAGTGGGATGAAGAACATAAATGGAACCACCGATTATCTTAAAAAAGATTATGCTTCCCAAAATATTGACACTCCTTTCACTATACCAGAATTAGTTAATGAGTTAAACAATCACTGTACTAAATGTAAAGTAGATGCTATAGAATTTGACCTTGAGGGGCATTATAGGAAAACTGTGTATTCTTCAGGGTGGAAAACTGGAGAAAAACCATTGGGATACGACGATAGTGTAAATAAGAAAGATTTGGCCAAAGCGGTTATGAAAAAATTAAGAGACACCCTACCAACAGGTACAGAAGTAGGTACTACACTTTATGTGGGGAAGACTGTTAGTACTAATGAGAATTATTGGAAAGACCCAGCACATCCTGAATATTCTTGCCTCGCTGATTACGTAGCTGTACAAGCTTACACTTTCGCAAAATGTAAACCTCAAAACTGTAAATCTTGTACACTTGATACTGATTGTGTAGAAGGTGCTTTTTGTGGTGATATGGGGAATGGTAAGGGTAAAAAATGTTACAATACTGATTATAGTTGGGGTGGGTACGCAGGACCAGGTAACTATCAAAGGTTTAGTGGTAATACAGTTAAAAAAATATCTGAATCCAACTTCAACGGAGCGGACCCAACAAATGGTAAACCATATTTAATTATGGGATTAGCTGCGTATCATCAGAAATTTGAAGACCACACAATATCTGAAGCTTTAGTGGAAGCTTGGAATGGAGGAGTACAACCAATAGCAAGTAGTAGTTACAAACCAACAGAAGTTAGATACTGGTCTTATGCTAATGTGTTTGGTAGTAATGGGGGGTATGATAGTATTACTAAGTCCGGACCAGTAGCTGATTTCATAAAAGAACAAACTAGTAAAATAAATGAAGAATCAACATAATAAACTCATTAAAGATAAAAAAATCTTTACTTGTTTGAACATTTGTGGACGTTTTCTTAGATAACTAATATTTATAGTAAAAGAATTATAATTATGAAAAATGAAACTAAAACTTCGAAAGAGAACTTAACTCAGACTTCAAACGCGATTAATGAATTTTTAATTGATGAAAATGTTGTTAACAACTCAATTAAATCTAAAGATGGGTTAATTGAATCTACAAAAATTATTAATAAAAAAGTGATTGTAGAAGACGGTAGAGAATTATTAAGAGAAGTAACTTTTAAGCACGAATAGAAATGAAAAGAAATACATTAGTTAACGAAGAGTTGAAAAGACACTTGGAAATACTAGATTACAGTAATAAAGTGTCTAATAATGTTATAGAAGAAAAGTTTAAGGTAACTTTCCAAGAACAAGAACCTGAACTCGAACCAGAGGATGCTGTTGGAGAAGAACTTCCAGATATGGACGCTGCACCTATTGATGATACTTTGGAAATGCCTAATGACGACACTATAGAAACACCTGTACCTCCAGTAGGTACTGACACAACATTACCACCACCACCACCACCACCAGGTGAACAGTTAGCGCCAATTACTCCAGTAGAAGATGAGGTAGAAGAAGTAGATGTAACAGAACTAGTTAAGAAAAACGACCAGATAGGAGATACTGTTGAAAAATTCTCAACCCAACTAGTGGACATCGAGACAAAATTTACAGAATTAAACGATAAATTAGATAATATGGATTTATTATTCCAGAAAATTGATAATTTAGAAGGTGAGATACAAAAAATGGCACCACCTACCCCGATAGAAAAAATGGAGTTAAGGTCATTAGATAGTTTTCCATATAACCAAAGACTGGATGATTATTTTGACGAAAAAAAAACACAATATAAAAGATTACGAGGAATTGATTTGGACACAGAAGACCAGACCTTTACCGAGAAAGAATATACACTAACTGCCGGAGAGGCAGAAGAATGGGATGATAACTCAATAGGGAAATCGTTTAACCCTAACTATGACGACGAAATAAACTAAAAAAGAATTAAACTATGGCAAGAGTAATAAAACTTAAAGAATCAGACATCACTAAGATTGTTAAAAGAATTATAAGAGAAGATAGTCACTATGGTATGAACAAAGGTGATAAATCTAGAACACGACCAGGTAAACGTGACTATGAAGAAAAAGGGGAAGAAATGACTCACGAATCAATCAAAGAAGCTTTCGGAGGATGTAGAACTTTGAAAGACTGTGTTAAAGTATATACAGAAATGTATAATGCTTCAGATAATGTACCAGGAGTACCAACACCACAAGAGTTTAGAACTAAAGCGGAAGAGATTGATGAAGAAACAGGTGGTGGTGATGATGGACCACAAATGATGTTGTGGTGGTTTGCTGGAATAGCAGTAGCTTTAACGATAAGATGGATTAACACACATGAGCCACCATGGTCATGGAATTCAGATATAACACTAAAAGAAAATATAGAATTAGTTGGAAAATCAGAATCAGGTGTTAATATTTACGAATTTGATTATATTAATAAAAAATACGGTAATGGTAGATATCGTGGAGTTATGGCACAAGAAGTACCTTCAGCATCTTTTGTTGGACCAGAAGGTACATTAATGGTAGACTATTCAAAACTAGATGTACAATTCGAAGAATTAAATTAACCATGGCAAGAATAATAAAATTAAAAGAGTCAGATATCACTAATATTGTTAGGAGAATACTGAGAGAAGATAGTCGATATGGAGGTAACAAAGGAGATATGTCTAAAACACGACCAGGTAAACGTGACTATGAAGAAAAAGGTGAGAAAATTACTATAAATGGTTTGAGTGATTTGAACAAAGTAATAGGATTCCCTAAAACTATGGAGGAGTTGGTAAGTCGTTATGAAATAACATACAATTGTCAATCTAATACAAAAGGTATGCCAACCCCAGAAGAAATTAAAAGAACAGCTGATAAAGTTGTAACTGATAATGGTGGTGGTGATAATGACCCAGTTGTAGGTATGATGTGGATATTAGCAGGTATTTTGATTGGTTTAATGGTTGCATTGTGTTATGGACCTGGATGGAGTGGATACCCTTACGAACAGTCTGACATGACACTAAAAGAAAACATAAACTTAGTAGGTAAGTCAAAATCAGGGATTAATATTTACGAATTTGATTATATTAATAAAAAATACGGTAATGGTAGATATCGTGGAGTTATGGCACAGGAAGTCCCATCGGCGTCTATTGTCGGCCCAGAAGGGACACTAATGGTAGACTACTCAAAACTAGACGTACAATTCGAAAAATTGAACGTATAGTTGACACACAACATAAAAAATTATAATATTAACCCAACCCTAATAAAGTTGGGTTTTTATGTATATGAGGGTGTTTACTTTACAGTATTTGTTTTGTATACTTAAGAAGTAAAAATATTATTAACAGTTAAAAAAAAATTAAAGACAAAGACATGAGTAACATACTAGACACAATTCTTAAACAGTACGAGTCCAACAAACCTGGGGCAGGGACCGAAAAAAAGAAAACAGACCTTAGGAGATATTTCGCACCTTTTTTACCAAAGGGGGAAACAAGTGGAGAAAGAACAATTAGAATTTTACCACCTAAAGATGGGACATCCCCTTTCCAAGAGGCTTGGTTCCATGAAGTACAAATTGACGGTAAATGGCAAAAACTTTACGACCCAGGTAAGAATGATAATGAAAGAAGTCCTATTACTGAGGTTAATGAAGCTTTATTAATGACAGGAGACCCTGAGGATAAAGTATTAGCAAGACAATATAGACCAAGAAAATTCTATGTTGTGAGAGTTATTGATAGAGACAACGAAGAAGACGGGGTTAAGTTCTGGAGATTCAAACACAACTTCAAAGGAGATGGTATAATGGATAAACTAATCCCACTATTTCAAAAGAAAGGAGATATTACCGACCCAAGAGAAGGTAGAGACATTAACCTAATACTTAAAGCTGTTAAATTACCAAGTGGTAATGGAATGTATACTACGGTTTCGACAATTATCACTGAGGACCCAGCTATGTTAACAACAGAAACAGAAAAGGCTAACCTTTGGATGTCTAATACTGAAACATACAGAGACGTTTACGTTAAAAAAGATGAACAATTTCTTGAAAAAGTAGCTAAAGGAGAAAACCCTTACGAGAGAAAAGAAGAGATGGTGAGACCAACAAGTACACCTGTCAGTGATACAACTATGAATGAGTTGGACAAAGGTAGTGAGATTAACATGGACGATATGCCATTTTAATCTATAGATATGGCGAAATCAATAAAGAAAAAAGCGTTTTCATTAGAAGACTTACAAGGAAAATATAGTACAAAGGCAAAATATAAAGAAGATAGTTTCTTTGATGTCGGAGAAGCATTTTATAAAGCTTGTGGTATCCCAGGACCGGCAGAAGGACATATAAATGTGTTTTTAGGTCATTCAGACACTGGAAAAACCACAGCTTTAGTAAAGGCGGCTGTTGATGTGCAAAAAAAAGGTAAATTACCAGTTTTTCTAATAACCGAACAAAAGTGGGATTTTGAACACGCAAAACTAATGGGTTTTGATTGTGAATTAAACGAAGAAGGAGAATGGAGTGGAACTTTTTTATTTAACGATGGTTTTTCTTATATAGAACAAATCACTGATTATATAAATGAATTAATAGACGAACAACAAAAAGGTAATATACCATATGATTTAGTTTTCTTTTGGGATTCTGTGGGTTCCGTACCTTGTAAAATGACCTTTGAAGGGAAAGGAGGTAAGATGCATAATGCGAGTACCTTAGCTGATAAGATAGGTATGGGGATTAACCAGAGAATCACAGGTTCAAGAAAGGAAAGTTCTAAATTTACCAATACTCTTATAATTGTTAACCAACCATGGGTCGAATTACCAGATAACCCTTTTAGTCAACCAAGAATTAAAATGAAAGGAGGAGAGGCGATTTTTCTTAACTCCACACTAGTCTTTTTATTTGGTAACCAAAAAAATAGTGGAACTTCAAAAATTAGTGCAACGAAGAATGGTAGGAAAGTATCATTTGCAACACGTACAAAAGTGTCGATACTTAAAAACCACGTTAACGGTATCGGTTTTTCAGATGGTAGGGTAATTGTAACTCCACACAGTTTTATTAATGACGACCCTAACGACATAAAGAAGTACAAAGAAGATCACTCAAGTTATTGGGTTGAACAATTTGAAAAAGCAGGTGAAAAAGTTGACAATGACGACTTTGACCTAACAGAATCTAATGTTTAACCTTTTAATTACCATGAGTTGAGACGAAGAAACAATCAAAAACAAATAGAGACTTTAGTAGTAGACGGAGATGCCCTATTAAAGAGGTCATTCTTCGGTGCAAAAGATGTTTTTAATGAAAAAAAAGAACATATTGGAGGGTTATATCAATTTATAAACATTCTTAGAAAAACGTTGTCAGAAAAATACTATGACAAAGTAGTGGTTTTTTGGGACGGAAAAAATGGAAACCTAACCCGAAGAAGAGTTTATCCTAATTACAAAACCAACAGAAAAAAATCAAGTAATTACGATGAGGGATCCTTCCTACGACAGAAATTAAAAACACAACAATACCTAGAAGAGTTATATGTTAGACAACATGTAGATAAGGATACAGAAGCCGACGATTTAATTGCCCATTACTGTCTTAATAAAAAAGAAAATGAAATAATTACGATATATACCGCAGATAGGGATATTGTGCAATTAGTGAACAAAAACGTACATGTTTTTTTATTAGATAAGAAAGAATTAGTAAAAGAAGACACGGTTTTAATAACTAGAGAGTTAGAATACCTACCTAAAAACGTATGTTTAGTTAAAATGTTAATAGGTGACTCCTCAGATAATATTTTGGGTATAAAAGGACTATCACCCAAAAGACTAGGGGAGTTAGTCCCAGACCTTAAAACTAGAAAAGTAGAATTAAAAGAGATTAAAGAATTAGAATATGAGGGGGATAACTGGAGGATTATTAAGGTATTGAATAATATAAAAACAGGTACAAGTAACGGTGGGGTGTTTGGAGACGAACTCTACAATATAAATAAAAAAATAATTAACTTAAAAGAACCTTTTATTACTGAAGGGGCTAGGAAAAATGTAGAAGATTTAGTAAACTTAAAACTAGATCCTACAGGACGAGATTACAAGAACGTAATTAGAATGATGATTGACGATGGAATTGTGAATATAATACCAGCTTCATATGAGGACCAGTCAGAATTTTTAATTCCTTTTATAACACTAAAAAATAACGAAAAAAAAAATGGAAAGAGCAAAGAATAAATACACAGATAAATTCGAGTTTATTTTAAGGATTAATGGCAACATAATTTGTCAAAGGTACTTTAACATCAGAGGGTATAACAATAAGGCTAAAGACTCTATGGATATAAGGTGGGACTTAGGGGACATAGTCGACACAATACAAAGTTATTTGAGAAAACAAACAGAAGAATTTCTTTGGTTAAATTATAACCCCTACACTTCAAAAAACTCCGTAGTAAAAGAAGTAGATAAACAAGAGGAAGACTACTTTACCTTTGAAATTAGGGTCGATGGAAAGATAATAATAATAGAAAGATTTACAGGGATGGACTTCCCACCCAAAGTAAGATATTCTGTTAATATAAAATCGTTGATACCATCACTAATATCAAAGATCCAACGAGGGTTGAGTCAAAGAAAGTACTCGACAGTGGAAGAACATTATCCTATTGAGATTAGTAATTAAAGATAGGTAGTATATTTATAATAAAAGAAAATTAATAGAATGACAGATAGAAATTTTGGTTACTTAGGGGATAAGTTCCAGTTAAAATTACTTTCACTTTTAATAGTTGATAGTAAATTCGCAGACAACATAGTAGAATCGATTGAACCAACGTATTTTGATGATCAATACTGTAGATTATTGATGCAATTAATAAAAGAATATTATACTAAATATGAAACAGTACCTACCCATGATTCACTTGACCAACTCATTAGAATAGAGGTTGCTAATGAAACCGCAAAAGAATACTTAAAGGACACACTAAAGAAACTAAAAGACCAAGATTTTGCAGATGCTGAATTTACACAACAAACGGCTTTGAAGTTTTGTAAACAACAAGAGATTAAAAAGGCAATATCTAATTCAGAAAAGATAATGGCTAATGGTAATTTTGAAGACTACGATAAGATAGAAGATTTATTTAGAAAGGCTCTTAGTGTGGGTAATGATAAAGAAGATGGTATTGATGTGTTTAACTCGTTAGACGACGTATTATCGTCTGATTTTAGACACCCAGTGGCTACTGGTATTACAGGGATAGATAATATCACTAATGGAGGACTCTCCAAAGGTGAGTTAGGGGTCGTGTTAGCACCTTTTGGTGTTGGTAAGTCTACGGTATTAACTAAATTTGCCAACACTGCTTATAATCTAGGACATAATGTTGTCCAAATAATATTCGAAGATAACCCTAAGGTTATACAAAGAAAACACATATCATGTTGGACTGGTATTGAGTTAAACGATTTATCGGATAGAAAAGAGGAGGTTAAAGAAAAATTAAAACCTTTTAAGCAAGATAGAGGGAACCTTATAATTAAAAAAATGGCTTCAGATGGCACAACAGTCGCTAAAATAAAACACTACGTTAGGAAACTAATAACTAGAGGGATAAAACCAGATGTGATCATTTTGGATTATATCGATTGTGTTGTACCAAGTAGACAGTTCAACGATGAATACGCTGGAGAAGGGAATGTAATGAGAGAGTTTGAAACATTAGTCCATGAATTTGATATGGTAGGTTGGACTGCGGTTCAAGGTAACAGAAGTTCAATTGGTGCTGATGTTGTTGAAGCACATCAGATAGGAGGGTCAATTAAAAAAGGACAAATAGGTCACTTTATTATGTCAATTGCTAAAACTTTAGAACAAAAAGAAAGTGGGAGGGCAACTATCGCTGTACTTAAATCTAGATTTGGTAAAGATGGTGTTATCTTTGAGGATTGTGTGTTTGACAATGGTAAGGTGTATATAGACACCGATGACCAAGTATCTTTTTTAGGTTTTGAGGGTGTTAAACAAGAAAAGAAAGCCAATAGAGTTTTGGATGCTATCCAAAAAAGGAATGAAAAACTAAATAATAATTAATAAAAATTTATAAAAAATGGACGTATCAAATAGAATTTTGTCGGATATTACTGTGTATATGAAATATGCAAAGTACCTCCCAGAGTTAAATAGAAGAGAGACTTGGGAAGAACTAGTTACAAGGAATAAGAATATGCATATTAAAACATATCCGAAATTAAAAGATGAAATAAATGAAAAATATAAACTAGTTTACGATAAGAAAGTACTACCATCAATGAGGAGTATGCAATTCGGAGGAAAACCAATTGAAATATCACCAAACAGAATTTATAATTGTGCTTATATGCCGATTGACCACATAGATTCTTTTTCAGAAACAATGTTCCTTTTATTAGGTGGAACGGGGGTAGGATACTCCGTACAAAGACATCATGTTGAAAAATTACCAGTAATCCAAAAACCATATGCAAAAAGGGTAAGAAGATTTTTAATAGGGGACTCTATCGAAGGGTGGGCGGATTCAATCAAAGTGTTAATGAAGTCATATATGAATGGTGGTGGTAGTAGGATTGAATTTGACTATTCAGACGTTAGACCAAAAGGAGCTAGATTAATCACTTCAGGTGGTAAAGCTCCAGGTCCTCAACCACTTAAAGAATGTTTGGTTAAAATAGAAGGAATATTGAACCAAAAGGATAATGGTACACAGTTATCCACGATTGAAGTACACGATATCATTTGTTATATTGCCGACGCAGTTTTAGCGGGGGGTATTCGTAGAGCGGCATTGATTAGTTTATTTAGTGCAGACGATGACGCGATGATTGGTTGTAAATCGGGTAATTGGTGGGAAATGAACCCACAAAGAGGAAGGTCTAACAATTCTGCGGTTCTAATGAGACACAAAGTAACTAAAGGGTTTTTTATGGAAATATGGAAACGTGTAGAGTTGTCGGGGTCTGGAGAACCAGGAATCTATCTAAATAACGATAAAGACTGGGGGACTAATCCATGTTGTGAAATAGCACTAAGACCAAATCAGTTCTGTAATCTTTGTGAGGTAAATGTTTCAAATATCGAATCACAAGAAGATCTTAATGAACGAGTTAAGGTAGCCACTTTTATAGGTACGTTACAAGCTGGGTACACTTCTTTCCATTATTTAAGAGATATTTGGAGAGAAACAACAGAAAAAGATGCCTTAATTGGTGTCTCAATGACAGGTATTGGGTCAGGTAAAGTCCTTAACTATGATATGGCTAAATCTGCTAGTTTGGTAAAAAGAGAAAACACTAGAGTCGCTAAATTACTAGGGATAAATCAAGCCGCTAGAACAACAACAGTTAAACCTGCAGGGACTACTTCACTAACATTAGGTACTAGTTCTGGTATTCACGCTTGGCACAATGATTATTATATCAGAAGACTTAGAGTTGGTAAAAATGAGGCTATTTATACGTATTTAACAATTAACCACCCAGAACTAGTGGAGGACGAGTATTTTAGACCACACGACACTGCGGTTATTAGTATTCCACAAAAAGCACCTGACGGAGCTATTATGAGAACAGAATCACCATTCCAATTACTAGAAAGAGTTAAAAAAGTCGCGACTGAATGGGTAAATTCGGGACATAGAAAAGGTTCTAATAGTCATAACGTATCTGCAACTATTTCACTAAGAGAGCATGAATGGGATCCGGCTGGTGAATGGATGTGGGAAAACAGAAATTATTATAATGGGTTAGCGGTATTACCTTACAATGGTGGTACGTACAAACAAGCACCATTTGAAGATATAACAAAAGAAAAATATGAAGAAATGATGGAATCTTTAACAAATGTAGATTTATCTAATGTTGTAGAGTTGGATGACAATACTGATTTAAGTGGGGAGTTAGCTTGTTCTGGTGGTAATTGCGAAATAGATGTGGATCTTAAAAACCTTGAAGACACAGAAGAGTTAGAATTAAACGATATGTAAAAAAGATGAATCAGGATGAAAAGAGACGATGATTGGATTAGTGAATTACACTATAAAGAGTTTACTAAACCTAAACTAAGTGGAGAAGATTTTTATTGGAAGAACGGCACTATGGTTATGACTGAACAATATCATAAAAAAAGAGGTAGTTGTTGTGGTAATGGTTGTAAACATTGTCCATTTTCACCCCCACACTTAAAAATGAACAAAAAGTTAAAAGAAGATAAAAGTTAACAAAAGGACTACAAATTAAAACGATTAATATTTATATTAAAGAAATATATGGCAACTAAAAATATAAATATTAATTTTCCTTTTGAAACCTCTCCTTTAGGGGACTTCCTAAGAGTTAACGCCACGACTAGAAAAGCGGTTAAAGCGGACATAACACACTTACTCTTAACGAGAAAAGGGGATAGACTATACAATCCAGAATTCGGTTCAGGGTTGTATGATTATTTATTTGAACAAATAGACGAAACGACAATTGCGGACGTTAAACAAGAACTCGAAGTCAGTATTGGTAGATACATACCAAACGTTACGATTAATGAAATACTGATAACCCCTAACCCAGACGAAAACCACATAAAGGTAAATTTAGACTATTCTGTTAATAGTGCTTCGTTTCAGGAAAATGACAACATTGAAATTATTTTATAAAAATGGCAAAACGTATTAATTATAACGCACGTAACTTCTTAGAGGTAAGATCTGAATTAATAAATTTCGTTAAACAATACTATCCTGAATTATTTAGTGATTTTAACGACGCATCCGTAGGACAAATGTTATTGGAGTTAAACGCAGCGGTTGCCGACATGTTATCGTTTAATACCGATAGAATGTTTCAAGAAACCCAAATAGACTACGCTCAAGAAAAATCTTCATTGTTAGGGATAGGTAGGACCTTAGGACTAAACATACCAGGTGTTAGTCCCAGTGTGTGTCTAGTAGACTTCAGAGTTACAGTACCACCAAAAGGAGACAGTTTCGATAATACTTATTGTCCAATACTAAAATATGGTTCACAAGTACAAGGAGGTGGGCAAACATTTGAAGTAAACGACGATATTAACTTTGGTTCTCCACTATCATCTGGAGGGATACCCAACAGAACAGTAAAACCTAATACCGACACCAACGGAGTTATAGTTTCATATTACATAACAAAAAGAGAGTTAATTATTAATGGGTCTACAAAAATATTAAAAAGGAATATAAGACCAGAAGACCTTAAACCATTTTTACAAGTAGTTTTACCAGACACAAATGTTATAAGTGTGGAACAGATTAAAATGGTTGATGGTATAGACGCAGCTCAACCAACACTAAGTCAATTTATCGCATTTGATGATAGATTTTTTGAAGTAGAGTCTTTAGCAGAAAATCAAATATTCCTAGACGACTACTCAAGAAGTACAGATAACTCATCAATCACACCAGGTAAATGGGTTGAGGTTGATAAAAAGTTTATTAAAGAATACACAGATAAGGGGTTTTGTAAGGTTACTTTTGGTAGTGGTACTTCAGATTCTTCACCAATTAACAACTACATTAGCAACGGATTTACACAACAAGTCCAAACACTTATAAATAATAAAAGTCTTGGTGAGTTACCTAAAGCTAATTCAACAATTTATGTAAGGTATCGAGTGGGTGGGGGACAAAGATCAAACATTGGACCAAATGTTTTGAATACTACTGGTATTGTTGAATTAACAAGTTTAGGTGGTAATACTAATACAGTTGAATTGGTTAATAGTACCTTAGTCGCTAATAACCCAGTCGCTGCGATAGGTGGTGCGGACACCCCAACAATAGAAGAACTAAGATATCTTATAAAATATAATTTTGCTAGTCAAAATAGGGCTGTTACTGTTAGAGATTACCTATCGTTACTAAGTAAGATGGGTAGTAAATTTGGAGTACCGTTTAGAGTAGGGGTTGCAGAAACACAAAACAAAATAGAAATATCTACACTGGGTCTTTCTCCTTCTAGAAAACTTTCAGATGGATCAACACTAACACTAAAAGATAATATTTCTAGATATCTTTCTAATTATAGGATGATAAATGACTATATAACAATAAGTGGTGGACAGATACTAAATGTTGGTTTTGAGATATACGCTTATCTCGATGATAACTTTAACCGTTCATTGGTATCCGGTGAAATGATTAACGCTGTCAGAGATTACATGAATATTAATAATCAAGAGATGGGGCAAAATATTTACCTAGCTGACTTATCGAGAACTGTAAACTCAATAGAAGGAGTTCTAAATGTAACGGAGATGAAAGTTTTCAACCTAGTTGGTGGGAAGTACTCTATTGATGAAGTACCACAACCATATATTGACCAATCGAAGAGAGAAATCAATACTCAGAATAACTTAACTTTGTTTGGTAACTTTAACACTATGTACGAAATTAAGTACCCAGAAAACGATATTAAGGTGATTGCTAAGTAAATCTCATTTACTTTTGAAAAAATATCATTAAAAATATTTATTAATAAATCACTTAATGAAAGAATCCAAAGTAATAAGAATACTACCCAAAGAAGGGACTCAAAATATTAACTTAAATATTGAGCAAGACTTCGATTATTTAGAAGTTTTAAGTCTTAAGATATTACAAAAAGACGCTTATCGAATATTTTGTTCGGATAAGGGAGTTTTAGTTGGTAAAGTGCGAGCAAACGGAGGATTCCCAATACAAAATGCTAAAATTTCAGTCTTTATACCTATAGATAACGAGGACATACAGAACTCAACAATAAGAAGTATCTACCCATTTACCACGCCAAATGACACACTACCAAGTGGTAAAAGATATAACTTATTACCTAGGGACAAACAACTAGGTACTCCCGCTGACCACGTTCCGGTGGGAACATTCCCATCGAAATATGATTTACTAACTAATCCTACTTTGAAATATATTCATGAAAAATATTATAAGTATACTACAACCACAAATGAAAACGGAGACTATATGTTTTTTGGGTTACCTAGTGGTACCCATATTATTCATTGTGACGTTGATATAAGTGATATAGGTACTAATTCGGTAACACCGGTAGATTTAATTAACCTTGGGTACTCCCCATACCTTTTTAATTCGGACACCGAATTTAAGACAGCGAATGACCTAAACCAGTTAGCCCAAGTAATAGGGATAAATAACACCACTTTTGTTAATCCTTTTTGGGGAGATCCAGACCAATGTGAGTTTGGACTAACGAGACTAGATTTTGCTGTGTCAAGATTCGTAAACCCTAAAGCTTATCTTATTGGTAGTTTTTATACTGACGATGACCCGGATACTGGTAATAATACTTACGTTCCCTCTGCTTGTTGGCAAAAATTTGCTTACACTAACACTGAGGAAATTGGGTTTAAGGCTGGTGTTTCCAGAACAGTTTCGGCACAAAGTTTAAGAAATGGTCGTCAAAATGGGATACCAATCGGAATAATAGAAGCTGTTAGGATAGGTGAAGATGGGCCGGAATATGTAGGAAAATGGAAAACAGACGAAAATGGTAGTTTTGTTATACCATTACCTTTGAATTTAGGTAAGAAAATTTGGGATGAAGATTTACAAGGTTGGAGAGATGACGAGCAAGAAGGTGTTGCGACTTACGCGGACTACAGATTCAAATTTTATTTTGAGGGACAATCAGATGTAAATGAACTTGGGTTTGCTGACGTAAAACTAAACTCAAAAACAAACAGGGGTGTCTTTTACGCGCCCAATACACGTGATGGAGGGGGTGATGAAAACAAATATACTTTTTATGCTGAACCAGAAGAAGTTGATAATGGTGGGTACTCATATAATATGAAAGACCAATTTGGGTTAAAACTTGAGGAATATCGTAATTATTCTCGAATTCGTATGGGTAGTTTTTATACTGTTGGACAGAATTTTAATTATATTGCGGACTTTGACTCAGCGGTCCAGGATTTAGGGGACAACCAACACGGGGTTAATTGGTATTTTGAACAAACCCAAGGCACTGCTATAAATTATAGTCATTATTATAGCAGTGCCTATGGTGGAAATAGTCCAGATTGGGTTGGTAATAGTGTGGGGACAAATCCTTGGATAATTAGTCGTAGTTATGTGTTTACTGATTTATACTCAGAGGGGGATGTAACAAGTAGAAATCTTTTCCCAACGAATTACCTATTTGGTGACTATTATATGAAAGCCCCAGCCAAACAAAATACTTTATTAGACTCTGATTTATCTATGATCGGTGGGTTTATCTCTAACTACACTATTAATAGGGAGGTTGAAGCTAGTTACAGAGGTCTTGGGTTTGATAGTGGTAATACTGATATGGAGTTAGTAAACGGGGCTGGTGACTCAAGTTTTGGAAATTCACAAAATCTAGATGGTTCTAATGGAGGACCCCAACAATTTGGAAGGGGTGAAGAAATAACTAATGCTATTGATACAACGATAAGTCTTTGGTATGATAATGCAACTATGGATGGTTGTATTGGGTGTTTGACTTTTGGATCCTACATACCTTCAGGTAATTACCTAGATAATGGTCAGAATAATAATGGTTCTTGGTTTAATGTTGACGCAACCCCATATTATGGTCAGACTAACTTTAGTCTGATAAATCCATCAAATACTGCGTGGGATGGGACGACGGGTCAATCAAGTACTAAAACAATAACAGGTAATATAATGATGGGTGGTTTTGTAGCTACTTACGCCGCTAAATATGCACTAAGTGCAAATCTTATCACTACTAAAACTTCCAGTAGTAATGACTGGGTTGTTGTGGGGTTATCTTATTGTGACGCAACGGTATATGATTGTAATAGTAATGGTAACTGGGCTTTTTCAGGAGCTACCGCTTATTATGGTAAAACGAAAGACGACGGGTGGTGCGAGGATTCACGAACAGTACCTGAGAAAGAGAACATCGCACAAATAGATTTTACTTGGTCAGGGGCTCAACCTGCTGATCCAGTTGTTCCAACTTATAATTTTAAGGTTACTGAGTATGGGCAAATCACTTGGTATAATATCTTATTAAAAGAAGGTATGGGGGTAAGGGTTACCGTTAGACCAACACTATCTGACGAAAGTTTGAATCCGGTAAATAATGATAGGGGTAGTAGTAGCGTTGCTATTTGTTACGCATGTACACCAACATACGAAGCTGGTTGTGGTGGTAGAGAAGTCTCTTCTTTCGGAGTTATATCAGCTCAAGATATTATGAATTATGATAATAGAAATATAGAAGAAGCTATCCACGGGTCTTTATATTTTCCACAATACTATGTGGGGGATAGTGATTCAGAATGTTGTAGTCGAAGTAATAACAAACCCAACCAAAGGTGGGACAAAACTAATACTATAAGTGGACGTCAAAGGACTGAAAATTGGCAAAATAACTCCTTACTTTATGCCGGTACTTTCTTAGCTAACTCCAGTACAGAATATAGAAACTATAATAACTCCGGGAATGACCCTTTAGGTGGGCAAACAATCGTAAATGCTAAATACTATAACGTAAACACCATTGGAGAGACAAAAATCACAGAAATAACAAAAGACATACCAAATTACCAACAAGGAGTTAATCAGTGGGCATCAATAGATAGACATTTACCAAGTTCTTCAGCAAACCCAACGATAGAGATGAACGCACCTCTCAGTACTCGGGAAAATAATGAAGAAGATTTTGACACAAATGGAGATGGGACAGGAATCCAATTCACACAACACAAATATTTCGCACCATATGATAATCTCTTACTTAGGACTAGTCAACAATGGCCAAGAGATGAAGGAGAGGATGGTAGTGACATACTTTGTCCTGAAAGTACAATACCAATGACCTATGACTGGGTAAGTTCGAATTGGTATAATAACTTAATGTACCCTGTGCAAGTAACGTACAACCCTAATGGTTATTTAACATTCTCTAACTACCATGTTTTTAAGGTATCACCTCCGATTATGTCCGAAAACGCACTTTGGACACCTTGGATAAGAAGGGTACCTAAAGAATGGTATGATAATAACACCTTTTGGTGGTCAACGATACAACCAGGTCCCTTAACAGTTATTGGAGACACTAATGCTTTTAATAATGAAAAAGGAGGAAATAACGCTGTGGTTGATGCTTACCCTAAAAGAAAATATTATTTCTTTAGTTGTTTTTATAATTTAAGTCCAGCTGAAAAACTAAAAAGAATATTGGGATATAAAACAGGTTTAATTTAGAATATTATGGAAAGAAAAAAAATAGTAGGTACGCCTTTTAAGACCGCCAATGGGGTAAATGTTGGGTATGACATAAATGTTGGTTTCGAAAATAGTAATAAACCACTACCAACAGGGGAGGTAATAAGAATTGTTAGTGCAGGTCAACAATTTGAAAAAGAAAGACAAGAATCTACTAAATATAGATTAACTGGTAATATAACCCCTATGATATATTACCCCCAAGATTTTTATTGGTTAGGTAATCAAATAAATAACGCATTTGAGTTTGTTACTGGGGCAACATCCAGTTCTCAAACAAATGCGTTATCTACACAAAATTATAATTTACCTAATATTTTAACATTAAACGGACCAAACCCTACCAGTTCCCAAATGGAAATAAGTAATAAAGATAATTGGGTGGGTCAAATACTATACCCTTATGAAAACGAATACACATTAAAATATAACATACCACAATTTAACGCTTCTAAAGCGTACGCTGCGGATATTGAAGACAGTAGATTCTCTATTGATACGGGTATTGATAATTTAGTGTATCAAAAAATAAGTGATTACTTAGATTTGATGGTTAATGGTATTACTTTAGAAGATTGGTTTATTGGTGCTCAGTTTATTAAACAAGAACCAATAGATTATAACCAAACCCTAATTATTGCTAACCAACAATTCCAAGGGTACGTACAAGACGGAGTACCTTTTCTTTTTAGTATACCTATTAAAACAGAACAAGGTTGGTTTACTGCGTTATACACACCCTTCCCACATAATTTTGAAGAAGGTGACTATCTTTTCATTAAGCCGTTATCATCTACAGGATATAATGTTTCTAACAACCAATACGATACTTGCGACCCATCATTATATGGGTTTAAGAGAGTAATAGATACTAAATGGAACTCAGTGTTAAATAATAAAAATAAATATTACGTTATTATAGACCATAAAACAAAGTATCATGAAGATTGGACAACATCAGCGGCCCCCAATAGTGGTTCTTGGAAAGTACGTTCATCACAGGGATTTATTAAACGAGTTAAAAATTATTCTGAGGTTGGAACACTAGACATAACTACAGAACTACTACTTAATACTACCTTTAGTATAGTACCAGGAGGTACGATGGTAACACTATTGGTTATTCATGAACTAAAAAAAGAAGATAACATCCTATTAACTCTTGGAGAGGATGCTGTAGACACACATTTCCCAAATCAAATAAGACCCCTATTGTATAATCTAAGTGGGACGTATGAAGTTACTGACATTGTTAACGATTATTCTTTTATAATAAGATCAACTGAATTATCAGATGGTATTGCGTATTGGGAAGACCAATACACATTTGGTACCCTACCTCAAGTAACATATATTACATTATCTAAACTAAACCCATACCCTTCTGAGTATTACTTAAGAAAAGGTAAAATACTTACAACTATTAATGAATTTGAAGTTAGTAAACTACCAATGAGTAATAGTATATATAACGACACGAACTCCAACCTAGTGGTTGAAGAAGATATAGACATTAAGGGACTAAAAGATAATTTAGGTAGACCTATAAGTCAGTTATATCTTAGTTTAACAAAAAGAGCTGGTAAAGAAAATTATGATTTTACTGACGTTGAAACATTTTTTTCTTGGGTATTTTCCTTTAGTCAGATATTAGTTAAAACTGGGGATGGTTTAGAAATAGCCTCAAAAAGATGTAAAGACTCCGATGATTATGTAGGGTATGTTAAGGACGTAACAAAAGGGTGGATGGACGCTTATGGTGAGTTTCTTGGTGATACTTATTATATTGATTTTACTGAATATAATAAATCTACTCTTGAAGAAAAAACGGTAGAAACGTTAAAACATCGATTTAATACTAGTTATCGCGAATGTGGTGAGGGGATATGTGACGAATGGCTTTTAGATGTTAGGGACAATAACTTCGGAGGGTGGGGTATTTACTCGAATAATTCCGGTACCTTAACTAATACAGCTAATAACGGAGCGGTACTTAATTCTTCTAACTCTTGGGTTGGACCGATAGAGAACAACTTTAGCACCGGTAATTTTATCGAACAAAGTTTTATCGTAACTACTTCGTACCAGAACCAGGAACTATACATGACCTTTGAATATACCCAAGTAACATCTACGGGAATTGTTAAAATTTTAGACCCAGGAGGGTCACAAATAATTTCTACAATTATATTTCCGGGGAATGCTGCGGACATTGATGGTAGTGCACAACAAGGAACATTCTCGGCAACATTCACACCCACTCAAACAGGAACGCATAAAATCTTATTAGGGTTGAGTAATTATCCAGAAACGTATGTAGACGTAGGGGGTAGTACGGTTACAACTTCTACTTTTGAAGGGAAGTATAGTGGCTTACAAATTTTGAAATACTACGGCACACCTCAATTTTCTGGATGGATATACGACCCATTCGAGGAGTATACAATAAGAAGATATTCTGATTTTATTGAAGTTGCTGACCCTAAAGTTTTAGGGGTTCCAGACTACGCCACTTTTATTGATGGTTTATGGTATTGGAGAGATTTATTAGATGTTGGTTATTTTGAAGATATTGATTTTACTATTGGTGTTGATTACCCATTTCTAAACGGCAAACATTATGTAGATGCAACGTTAAATCTAACTGTTGGGTTAACACCGAACCAACTAGGGGGTACCAACGGGAATGGTAACACAATTATAATTTTTGGTTGTATGGATATTGTTTCTAGTAATTACAATCCTTTCGCGACAGTACCATGTGATAATGATGCTGCGATTCAAGGAGGTCCTTGTGTTAATGACTCAAATGGAGTGATGCAGAGTTTGGTAACTAACCCACTAGGTTGTTGCTGTTTCTATCAACTTGACCCAGTTAATTCGGCGAATAATACTGTATTCGCGGTGAAAACACCACCGGCTAGTGTACTTAGCACCAATGGACCACAAGGGGTTAAGCGATATGATTATGGTATACAAAACAGTGGATACAATAGATGTAATGGTAAATACCCTTACTGGGAAGACGCCCTCTACTTTGGACAAAATAATCAAAATCACCCATTCCTGATTGATTATGATGTGTCTTACGATTTTTTTGGGGTCTCAGTAGGTGTTGATAACCCTGTTGCTAGATTTAGTAGAGAAAGTGGAGAAGCTACTTATGACATACTTACCTTCCAGAATTACGGAGCTTCTCCAGCGGGTGTTCAAAACACACTTGATGTGGTAATTGGAGATGGTGCTATACCCCCAAATCCT